ATCTTTAACCGTGACCTCAACAAGCTTGAGTGCCTCTAAGCGACCCATCAGAAAACGATATCGTTCCATATCAGGAACCGATCCGTTAAGCACGAGTCCTTCCGTGCTCTCACGTAGTGTTCTAATTTCTCTCAGTATGCGTTCGACTAAGTCAAGCATGGTCACAGTCCATGAAAAAGCAGGTGGTTTAGCCCCCACCAGAAGGGCAGGCATCAACAAATGCGGGTTTGCTTTTTCCGCATGACTTTGCCTTGGCCACGGCTAGTCACAAGACCACCTTTAGCCATTGTCTTCACAGTCATCATGTCTGGAGGCGAAGGAGGAGGACCTTTATCTTCGGTGTAAACATCCTTATCCTCCTTTTTTTCCATCTTTTCCTTCTTTTTTACATCTTCAGGAAATGGATAACGCTTTTCCTTTGGTGTAGCCATGATTAATGCTCCTAGTAAATTTTCACAGGACGATTGCCGTCCTTTTTCTTAACCGTCATAAACGGACCTTGCACCCCAGCAGGCGTACTGCCCGCTTTGTACTTACGTGGCTTGCCTGCGGTGCTGTAGGCAATGGCAGCGGCCTGCTTAATCGCAGCCCCTCTGTTTTTCGGTTTGCTGGTGCCAATGGCCCCTGTTTCCTTGTACTTTTTAATCATCTCACCAATATTGGACGAGATGATCTTTTGACTTTTGCCTTGTTTAAGCGGCATTTCGATCTCTCCGTTGATTTGCCAACTGAATTTGCTGCGTACGACGAGCATTTTGCTCCATCATATCGGCGCGTTCCCTTGCAACCGAAGCACGCTCGGCAGCGATTCGCTCTTGCGACTGAATGCGAGCCTGATTGGCTTGTTGATTAGCTTGCGTACGCTGCTGTTCCATTGCAAGACGCTGCCTATCAATCTGCTGCTGGGCTTGGTCGTCCTGCGCACGGATCTGGAGCTCTTTTTCTTTGAGCAAGACCAACGGATCAGGTGCTTGGCCCTGGTTGCCCATAAGTTGGTTCTGTAGATTGCGGACCTCTTGTATAAACGCTGCAATTTTAAGCGCGATCATCGCCTCACGCTGTAAATCAGAGACCATGCGGTCTGGGTCCTTGCCATAAGCTACAAAAAGCTCGGCTTCGGTGGCTTCTTCAGCTTTTAAACGCACGTGCTCAAGAACATGCTTTTGCAAAATCATCGCAGCCATAGGTTGCGACTGCAACATGGGCGATAAACCCATCATCAGGTGCGACGCAATGTGCGCATCATGCTGCTGACCTGCAAAAGCCTTCAATTCCATCACATCAAGGACATCAGCATTTTCTTGCGCGGGGTCCTTGGGCATTTGTGTACGCTGCGGCCTCAAGATGCTATCAATATCGCGCACATTCATCGCGGTATAGACGCGATAGTAGGCTTCATACATGTTGTGCATCTGCGGTGCGGTCTGCGCCATCTGCAATTGCATCTGGGCAAGCGTCAAACGCTGTGCAGAGGAGAAAATATTAGGATCTGAGACCGGCTGGACGGCAACAAGGTTGTTGAAATCCGCTTTTTTGATCTTTCTCGACGCTCCTGGCACGTCATAGGGGTATTCGTCTGGCAAATACATGCCAAAACCCTCAGCCAAGAGCTCAAACTCCTCTTTTAACGCGTAATGCAGCCGTTTGTGGATGGCTGACATGACCTGCGTGCCGCGTTCAAGCAGTGCAAGCGTCGTTCCGACCTGCGCCATCTGATTGCCATCGCCCACTTGCATGTCGGCGATGCTGGCAAGACGTCTTCCGGCGTCTACGCAGAACCCAAGTAAGGCAAAAAGCGTCTGCGAAGGCTCTTTGTAGGGCAAAGGCAGCATGTTTTGCTGCAATTCAGCCCCGCCAACGTCAATATCACGCCATTCCCCAGGCTGAATCGGGTTATCTTGGTCCGCGATCCGTGCGCCTTTGGCCTTGAACCCTGCTGGAAGGTTCGATAAGGTGCCTGCATCGAGCAATTGACGCAGTGCAGCAGTGGCTGTCTTCGATAAACCACCCACCAAATGCACAAAACCCAGGCCATACGACCCAAGGCCCTCGATTAAGACGTAGTGAACGAAGTAATTGCGCCTGTTTTTGCGCTCATCGTCCTCTTTCCAGTTGCGTTTAACGCCAATAACGCGCTTAGTCGCCTCATCAATCGTAATGACATAGGGCAATTTGATGCCTGTGGGCTCGCCTTTGTCGTCTGTGTCCTCAAATCCCGGCAAATCGTAGTCCACCTGGAACTCAAGCAAGAAGATTTCCTCGGGCGCACCCGTTTCTACGACGCCCGTTTGCTTATCCACCTGATAACGGATCTGGCTTGCATCCGACGGATAGAGCTCGCTTTCCACAATCACGTCCAAATACTCGCCTGCGACCACGCGCTTGCGGTATTCGTTGGAATCCATCGCAATACGATGCGTGATCCGTGGGCATTGGCTCATGACGCTTGATCCGTAGTACGGGATAAACACGTCATCTGCCAGCACAAGCTTCGATACCATGCGATTTAGCTGGGCATCAAAGTAAACCTTCTTGAACACCGAGCCGCCATAACCCAGATAGAACATCGCCTGATCAAACTCAGGCGTGTATTCCTTCATGACGGTCGTGATCTGGTAGTTCATAAAGTCCTGCACGCGACCTGCTTGCTGGAACTTGTCTAAAGTCTCTTTGCCCAGGATTGCCGTGCGCACTGGACCGCCTGAAGGCATGAGTTCCTTGGTCGCTTGCGCTTGGAACTGGACCACGGCTTCCATAAGCAAGGGATGGGTTGCCGCTGCCGCGCCTCTGAATGGCTTGGTGCGCTCCTCAAACCTCATGCCTAAGAGCTCAAGGCCCTTGGCATAGGTCATTTCCCAATCGGATCGGCTCGACTTATCGGCCTCAAAGAAGGCAGAAAGGTCAATGGCGATCTTAGACAAAACGTCATCGTCCAAGACTTCTGCCAAATTGGCATAGAAATCAACGTCACCGTTATCGTTCTCCCCGATCTCAATCGTCGCACCACCGTCCTCATCAAGGATGATCTCGATTTCAGGCGCGTCACCCGACCCGATCTCAATCGAGGTCTGCGGGGCTTCGTAGAGGGCTTTGTCGATGGGCATGTCTAGGCCTTTTTGCGCTGGCTTACCTGCGCGAGTTTATCGAGTTGTTGCTTGGAAGTCGATGTTTCACGTGGAACATTGATCTCGCCGCCGTCTTTAAACGGCACCCCTTCTTGCTTAATCCTGTTGGCAGCTTCAGGACCCCACACTACAGCAGGGTGGGTAATTTCTTGTCCATCGGGTGTTTTTAACGTGACTGGACGAAACTCAAATCCCGGACCAAGGTCCTTGACTACCTGTTTCAGATTGTTGGGAAGTTTTTCATAGAGCTGCGCCTGCTTAGACTCTGTACCAGGAAACGCCACAAAATTAACGCCACGATTAATGGCTGCTGAAATGACGTTCTTGGCCATGAGCTGCTGAATCACTTGAGGCGACTCTTCCATACCTGGGAAAGACTCCCTAAGCGAGTATGTTCCTTCCGTTATACGTTCGTACTCTCTTTTGACCCTTTTGTTTATGGCGTCAAGCTCTTCTTGCGCAGCGTCCAACTTACGCTTAGGTGCCCCTCTAAACTTTTGTCTAACAAATTCATTCAGTAGTTGAGCCTGCTTTTCCTGTAAGGGTATCAGTCGATTAACCAAATCCTTTTGTGGATTTCCCCCATAAGGTCCTGATTTACGAATATCGTCCAAACGGTCCGATTGCAACTCGTTGACATAAATGCCTTTTGTTGTCCCTAGGCCTGGGATGTCTGTTGTGTGCTCACTAAAGCGACTAAAAGCAATAGGATTGTTCTCATTTAGCAATGACGCGTGTTGGCCTCGATACTTTGCATTTTCTTTTTCCACAATATCTCTTATTACAGAACGAAAGTCTGCATTTGATTCCCGTAATTCCTTATTGAGTTCTTTACGTCGTTTCGCAATCAACTCAAGCACAGCATTGGTTGCCTCGTTTCCTAGTTCGTTGCCTAGGTGTTCTTGAATAAGTTTTGGTACGTGCTCATCAAGCCCTTCAACGCCATACTTGTCCTTTGCTATTTCCACTTTTCTTTGCATTATTTTTGCTAACTCGGCGTCCCGGACTATTGGGGAAAGCTTAAATCTTGCTTCCATAAACTCTTTGTTTAATACTGGATACGCCAATTCGTTAGTAATGTCTTCGAAACCCCTCGCTGCTTGATTTACGCGAGCATAGGGCGTCCACGTTTTTGCAAGTTTCCGTTTATCAGTGGCAGTCAACATGCCAAAAACGCTGGATATAGCTTCCCGCGTTTGGGTCACTTCTTCAGGCGACATTAACCCGCCATATGTTCGGTTAATCACCGGCTGTAGTTTTTTACTAACCTCTCTGGAAGCACTTTGCGGATTGTCAGACTGTATCAAGTGAATGACACCCATGGGAAACTCATCGCCTCTAGGTCCCATGTAGGCATTGTCCATGTCATAGTAAAAACTATTTACTTGCGGCTCTACAACCTGCGTTCGATAGTAAGAGGGGTCGTACTGTTTTTTAATTTGGTTAATCAAGGTTGACGGGGACAACTTAGCATCATCGGGAAGACGCTTTAAAGCCTCTTCAGCACGTTTAATCTCGTAGTCGCGAAATTTTCCTTGAAGCGATCCCAAGAACTGATCTTTACGGACAGGCCCAGGAAGCTCTGCTACAAAGGTATCCAGCCTACCAACAAAAGGCGCGTCTGCTTTTGGCAGTGGTGTAAAGATAGAACTAGGTTTGTTGCCTGATTCTTTGCCACCCAAACGAACCATACCTGCCTGTGACCCAAGCTGATTGGGTTGAGCCAGTGCAACAGGGATATCGCCTAACGCCTTAAGGCTCTCCCGAGCACTTTGCCCAGCAGCAGACATCGTGGCCCGTGGTTCTTGGACCGCTGTTTTTACAGCCTGGGCTGTTCTTCCTACCGGCGCGGTAGGCAAGTAAGCACCTGTGAACCCCTGCACAAATTTATAGAGATTGCTTGGATTAGTACGATCAATGGGCGCAGCACCGACAGCACCACGAACAATATCGCCTGCGGCTTGCATGGTCGGACCTAGGATGAGCGGTGGCTTTTCCTCGCTCATAACGTCCATCACGGCACGCTGAAACCCAGGGGGCAGTTTGCCTCGTGGGTCTCGGCGGTAGCTTTCTTGTTGCGTTGTCTTCAAACGATTGAGCATGCGTTGTGCTTCTGAACGCATTTCAGCATTTTCATCGATCAAGTCGCCTTTGAAGTCAACACTGGGTACTTCTGCCGTGTTGGGCGATGTTGTTTCACGTGAAACATCACCGCCCACCTGCTTTTTTATGAAGTCCTCCGTGCTGGCTTCACCGCCTTTGCTAAAGAACTGTTGCGCAACGAAATTGGGTGGCAGCTTCCCTTCCTTCTGCCCAAGCGTGCGATAGTGGTACAGGGCATACTCCTCAGGGCCCATGCTCTTGGACCAGTTCTTTTGGTACTCTTCTGCTACTTGCGGGTAGCGCTCAAAGTAACTTTTTTGCATGAGCTTGCTGTTTATAAGAGCTTGTCGGTTTCTATTGAGGAATGTTTGAAGCCCTTGCTCCATTGCCGAAGCATACGGGGTCTCCCCAAACTCTGACCGCGCCTGCCTTATTGCCTGCATATTAGGGCTCTCACCCCCACCCGGCATGTACTCTTGCTGTTGCAAAGGTGTTTGCGCAATGTTACGCATGCGTAACTGTGTCGATAGTTGCGGATCCGATAACACATAATTACGAAACGCGGTTGACGCTGCCGAAGGTGGCTGTGCAGGCAGCTGAGTATCCGCAGCTGCCAAAGTTTGCATGTACGCCCGAAGTTTATTGTCAATTTCTGAACGATCCCGCGCAAACTGTTGGCTTGCCGACAAAGGCAATC